AACGGGTCGCCCATATTCATCAATATTTATTCCTCCAATATATTTATCCGTGTCCGTTCGATCATAAGGCGAGCCGATACGATCAGCCTCCACACTTTGTAATTTTAAATCTTGTCCGTCTCTTACAATAATAAAACCGCAATCTCCGTCCCTTAAAATTGCGGTTACGGCAAGCTGAAGCAACGTGGTAAAATTATGCCGCCCCAAAAAATCGCAGTTGTCGCACCATTTTTGCCAATATCTTTCGATTTGTGTGTCGATATTGCGGTCGCCTGTTCGCGCTTGATAGGCAATTCTTCCCGAAACATACGTTGCAAATTTTAAAAGGATCGAACGAACAGGAGGAAAGTTATCCGCTAAGTCCCTAGCCGCCCGAATAAGAGTAAATCTTTCTCTAGTCCCGCTTGTGTCTTCTCCTCCACTTACACCCCTGCTTATACCTCGTTTTTCACTTGCTAATGCAGAATCGAATCGCCCGAAATTTATCAATTTGGCTTGATTCACCATTCGGTCTAGCGCAATTTTCGGTGAAACAAACGAGAGGGCTTTTGTAAAAATATCCATATTTAGGGTCTTTGCGTTGGGAATGTCGGAGTATACCTTGTTACCCGATTTCCTCCAGCATTGTCAATAGCCGCCTGTAATTCTTTTATCGTTTGAGCCACCTCGGCCAAATTTGCTCTTGTGAAACTTCTTCCAGCAATACTATAAGATGCTCCAGCTAACGCAATCGCCTTTAAGCATGCGGTAAAATCGGTTTGCAATTCCTGCAATATCGCAAGAGGCAATCCGAAATATGTTTTATTCATCGCCATTTAAATAGCGAGGTATGTCAATTTTCCCCTATCGGTAAAACTCCCGCTAGCATAGCTGCGGCAATGGCAATACATTCGCAATCCCAAAGGTGATTTGGTCTTCCTCCAATTCGCACCCACCTTTGCTCGACCTGTTTTGTTTTCCCGTGAATCACATCTTTTTTCATTTCTGATAACATTTGTTTTCTGTAATCATCGGAAACATCCCTAGAGACCTCCCATTTGGGAACGGCATCTTGTTGTCGAAGCGAAGCAAGTTTGTCCTTAATCCCTTCATTTGAATAAAAGAAATAGGCGCATTTTAACCCGTGTGATCCAGCTTGCGCTCCTTCAATTTTTGAGACAAAGCGGATATAGCGTTTACCATTTTCCATGTGGTAAAATTTATCCTGTCCCGATCCGTGCGATGCTGTCCATCCACGCCTAGCGCATTGCTCATAAACTAATGGCGTATCATAACCCGCATCGACAACTGCACATCGCGGAATAATATTAAATTGTTGCTGAATTGCATCAAGCGATTCCCACGTTAGCGGTCTTGATTCGTGAAGCAACATAGAAGAACCATCCACTCGGAAGGCTCTAACAATACACCAAAAATGGTCACGTTGTTTATCTACTGCCATAAAACGGCGATGTTCGCCATCAATTTTTTGTCCTTCAAGATATTCAGATTTTGAATAATCTGCTGTGCTTATTTCTGGTAGATTGCTTACAATTTCATCCTGCCAAGTTTGAGCTTTTCTTTTTTGGATAAATTGTTTAAGCGGTTCCAAATTGCCGCTGCTTTTAGCTTCATTAGCCTCAATCCACTCCTTAACAATATTGAACCACGGAATCCACCAAACGGCGTAGGCGGGATATTCAAAACTTCTATGACCACGGACAGGATGTGGATTCATTGCCTTATAGCTTGATGAGTTTGCGAGATTTCTCCTTGTCACCGAGGTATCGTGGTATTTTACCTCGCAATGTTCGCATTTCATCCGAATGGAATCTTGAACTTTGTCCCACAGAACGCTTCCTTTTTCATCTCGTTCGACAGAATATTCAATATGATCAAATAAATATCTTTGCCAGTTCCCGCAATGGGAACAAGTCCATCCCCAAACCTCTCGGGTGCCGCTTTCCCATTCGGCGTCCGCTTCGTGGCCGGCATCCCAACCTTGAGAAACAAGGAGAGTTTTTCGATTCCAGCGGTCGTGATGACGAGCTTTCAATTCCTTTATCATTCCATTTTTCCACCGCCAAACTTCATCACCAATACAAAATCGCATGGATTTTTCTTGGAGATTTGTCATATTTGCACCACCAGCAAACAAAACCATGTGAGGAAACAAAATTGTTGTTTTTCTTAGTGCGTGTCGATCTTCTGGAAACAAATCTTTTACAGGCTGACATTCATTAAAAATTGGAAGCAATCTAGATTCCGTCCAATCCTTAACCATATCATCCGTCTGTCCCACAAACAACGTAGGCCCAGGCTTTTGCGCAACGATAAAACAGGCGAGAGTTTCCATCATTGTCGTTTTTCCGCCGCCAGTAGGAGCGCGAAGAAAAACTTGCGTTGCTTCATCGTCGCTTGCCGCTAAAAGCGGAGCATTAAGCCACGGCGCAATAGAGGGATCAAATTTGGAAGACCGATCAGAATTTGGAAAACAAACGTGGTCGGTTGCCCAATCCAAAATCGTTCCATCAAATGCTAATTTTATACCGCCATTTGCTCCTTCGGAAAGTGGGTTCATTGCAAATCATTCCTTGCATCCCAAATAAAAAAAGCGGTTATGAAAACAGCAAAAAAAATAATCCAAATCATACTTTTTCAAGCTCCGTTTTTATTTCTGCAAGTATTGCCTGAACTCTTTCGTGGAGTTTTTTCTTTAAGTTCGCTTCATCTAATCCTGCCAAAGCACCAGAAGCATCATTAACCAAGGCAGAAAGTTTTGCTGTAAAAATTGAGCCGATTTTAATGCCAGATTCCTTAACTTCGGTATTTTTGCTGTATTCCCCACGATCCACCGCTAAAGCAAGCTCGATTCTCTCGCATTCCAGCAAAGTCTTACGAAGTCTCGCATCGTTCAACGATGCAGGGGCATCACTTCCGCGACCGCGACCTTCAAGAAAATCCTTCCTCCATTCCGCAGCTGCCTCCATGCTGTCCATTGGCATCCCCTGCTTCACCATCTTGTGGACGTTGGGTTGAGTCATTCCCCAAGCCTTGGCAATATCTCGTTGAGTTAGTTTCTTGCCATTATTATCTTTTTCAGCCGCATATTCCCCAATGATTACGCTTTCTCTTGCCGTTAAAGTTTTCCCGCTTTTGAGTTTTTCAAGGATATTCTTAACTTGCGCATCTCTGATTTTATCTTGAAGATCAGAACCTTTTGGCGTTTTATTATTTTTAGTCACAACAAATTATATAACACTCAAGAAATCTCTCTCAAGTTCTTTTTTGAAATCCATATTTTTAAATAGCTTGATTTGTTTTGTTCTTAAGGAATCATAATCTTTCAATTTCTCATTTATTTCGGAAGCATTCGCCACGCTGAAGTCATCATCCCAATAGCCAGCGTTTGCCAGCGTTTGCTTTGTGTTGATATCAAAAAACAAAAGAGTCTTACTTCCAATCACCTCGTAGAATCTGTTTGCCGGAGTGAGTGTTATTTTTTTATTCTTAATCGAGTCCTCAAGATATATTGAGCTTTGAAACATGTTTATCACATTCCGGATGTCTTGATTCGCCTGATAGAATTTGATGGTGTTGTTTATTTTATAAAAATCATCCATATTTTTTGCTGATGTCGAGACATGTAAATCAAATCCTGCCTTCAAGAACCAATGCTTGAAAACATTTACCCTGTTCTCTCGGAATGCTCCATAATAGAATAATCCAGATTTCTTGTATTCTTTTGTTCTTCCGTCGAAATGCAAAAGCTTGTTAAAATCAACGATTTCATGGCAACCCATATTGTCATAATTTGAGTATTGAGCTATTCGTTTGATGTTTTTACTATTTTTCAAATACGTGGGAATCTTCAAAGCATAATCATTGCCAATCCACACGACCTCTTTCGCTCCGTCACATAGGATTTTTATTTGATCCCTGAAGTCACAGAACGCAAAAACGCCATTAACTAAATAAACGCGATTTATTTTTCTTCCTATATTCTGTGATGCCGTCTTTTTATCATCGACTAAAGGAATCTTGATCAAGGATGAAATCCATTTTGCGATTTTATTTGAAGCAGTAATGCTTGTTTCTGTGCATTTTGTTGGATTGATTACGATATCCATTATTTTTTGATCCTTCTTGAAAGTTCTATCTCAAGTCTCTTTGCCCTCATCCTTTCAATTTCCCCTTGCGGCGTCTCGCAAGACCACATGCTTTTCAATGAATAATAAACAACGGTATACCTCACTGCTGCGGGCTTCATTTTTTTAATTGGCGTTACGCCGTGCAAAATTGATTGCCCGTCAAACATTGAAAGCGATCCGTGCGATGTCTTTAAAGCGATGCCGTATTCTGGAAATGAAAGATATCCGCCCTGTATGTCTCGCTTGAACGCGAACATTGCCGACCACACGCCAATGTAATTTCCGGTATCAAAATGATACTTGAGCGGATTGTTGTGATTCACGATTCCTGACGTGAACATTGATGCGCCCATTTTGTATTGTTTGATGACATTGTCCTCGGTCATCTTATTGTGCCTGTTTGCGAGGTCTTGATTCGTTTCAGTATATATGCGAGCGGCAATATCGGCGAACTTTTTCAACGACTCATTTTCCCTCGGCTGAGAAGATGCGAGCCCAACAGCCCTGCACGGAAGATTGCGAATCGCGTTTCTCGGAGCATATCCAAATATTTTGGAAGACGTAATCAGACCAGACGTTCGCGTTGTTGAATCATATTTGATTCGCGTGAGGCAATCAAACAGGCTATCAATTTTATCTGGAACCTTCTCAATATAAACACAAACAGGCTTATCATCGGCAAGCAGAGTCGTGTCTTTATCAATTAGTATATCGCAATCCTCGGGAATTGCGGATCGATCTCGATATTCTTTTATGTTAAGCTTCTTCTGTTTTACGTTGAGATATTGCATACCCGTTTGTTTCCAATAAATGATTAACAACTTCAGTATTGTTTGATAGCCCGTGTTGATCGGCGTATTTCCCCATCGCGTCCACCACGGCATCAAACTCTTCAAGGGGATAAACAAGAATGATCTGCCGAATAACCGACTCGTCATATTTGTCTTTATACTCATCCATTGTTTTTCCGTTGAAATCAACCTCGGCTAACTCGGGTTCTGGTGGATTTAGAATTTCTTCTATTCTGGCGGCATCAAATCCGATCAAGTCTAAATCGAAATCAATTTCTCGCAAGCTTCCGATTTCAAGAGCAAGCATTTCCTCGTCCCATCCGCCGCCGATCTCGGCGAGACGGTTGTCGGCGAGGATGTAGGCTCGACGTTGCGTGTCGGTGAGGTGGCCGAGCCGAATGCAAGGGACTTCATCAAGTTCAAGTTTCTGAGCGGCGAGAACTCGACCGTGCCCAGCAATAATGCCGTTGTCTTTATCTACAAGTACGGGATTGTTAAATCCGAACTCGCGGATAGACCCAGCGAGCTTTGATACTTGCTGTTCGTCATGTTTTTTTGCATTCCGCGCATACGGAATCAGCTTTTCTGTTTTTATTTTTTCGATTTTCATTGTTTTTTGATAACTGGAAATTTGAATATCATTCACGCGAGCAGTAAGTGAGTTCGCTTACC